CCTGATAAGTTAGATAAGTATCTTAGAGAATGTGAGATAGATTGCTTCATTAATAATGCTGGAGTAATAGAAGGAAATATAATAGAGACTAATCTAATATCACAAATAAAGATGCTGCAAGTAGTATATAAGTATTTTTTAGAAAAGCAGAAAGGAAGAATAATTAATATTAATTCTGTAGCAGGACTTTATCCTTCAGCTAATGAATCTATATACTGTGCTTCTAAGTTTGGGTTGAAAGGATTCTCTCAGTCTTTACAGTTAGAAGCAGTAGGTAGGGGTGTTGAGATAACTGATGTTTATCTTGGTGGTGTTCAAACTAGAATGACTCAAGATAGAGATAATTATTCTTCTTTAATGAAGCCTCATGATGTGGCACATTGTATAGTAGATTTAATAAACAGTAAGAGTTACTATGTAAATGAAATTGTTCTGAGGAAAAGAAATGAAAGCAGCAATTCTTGAAGAGATTAATGCTCCTCTTACAATAAGAGAAGTACAACCAACACCACTTAAGGTGGGACAAGTTTATGTTAAGGTTCTTACGAGTGGATTGTGTGGTGCTCAATTACATGAGATTAAAGGGCATAAAGGTAATGCTAAATTCCTTCCTCATCTGATGGGACATGAAGGATGTGGTATTGTAAAAGAAGTAGGACCAGGAGTTACTACAGTTGCAGAAGGTGACAAGGTAGTAATGCATTGGCGTCCTGGTGTTGGTATAGAATCAGAGTTTCCTCAATATGATTTGGATGGAAAGATTATATCAAGTGGGAAGTGTACCACTTTAAGTGAGTATTCTATTGTATCTGAAAATAGATTAACTAAGGTTCCTTCAGATACTCCTACAGTTCTTGCTGCAATGCTTGGATGTTCTTTAACAACTGCATTAGGTATCATTGATAATGAATGTGACCTTAAGTTTGGTGAGTCTGTTGCTGTTATAGGATGTGGTGGAGTAGGACTTAACCTTATTCAAGCAGCAAAAATGAGAAGTGCATTCCCAGTTTATGGGGTGGACATTAATGATAAAATGTTTGAACTGAGTCTTCAGATAGGTGCTGATATCTTCTCTAGAGATATGGAAAATATTTCTGATAAGGTCGATGTTATTCTGGATACTACTGGTAATTGTTCTGTAATTGCTAAGGCTTTTGATTTACTTGCACCTAGTGGAAGATTAATTCTAGTAGGGCAACCCCAACCAGGTGCTAATTTAAATCTTTTGAATCCTCTTTCTTTCTTTGATGGTCAGGGTAAATCTGTAAGAGCATCTCAAGGAGGTCGTACTAACCCTACCACTGATATTCCTAGATATGTTTCTCTTGCTAACACAGGAGTGTTAGATTTTGAGACCTTACATACGAATACATTTTCATTAGATGAAATTAATGAAGCATTTGACTTGCTTAAGACTGGCAATGCTGGTAGAATAATGATTAAGATAGGAGAAGATTATTAGTGAGAAAACAATGGACTAAAGAAGAATTGATTGCCTTTGAGGATCATATTGGTGATCTTTATATGGATAATCAACTTCCTTTTCTCTTTCATCTTTCAGGTGGAAATGAAGATCAACTCATAGAGATCTTTAAAGATATTAAAGAAGGTGACTATGTAATTTCTAGTCATAGAAATCATTACCATGCTCTTCTACATGGTATTCCACCTGATGTTGTGGAAGATAGAATTAAGAATGGACGTAGTATGTTCATCTATGATAGGGAAAGAAACTTTTTTGTTTCTGCTATCATTGGCGGCACTCCTGCTATTGCTGCAGGAATTGCATGGGCATTGAAACGTAAAGGATCAGACCAAAAGGTATGGTGCTTTGTTGGTGATGGTACAGAGGATAATGGACACCTTTCAGAGGCAGTTCGTTATGCAGATGGATTTGACCTTCCTTGTAAATTTATTATAGAAAGTAATGACAGATCGTGTGAAGCAACTAATGCTGACCGTTGGGGGAAGACAGGACATCCAACTTGGGATTCTAGTCGCATTATTAAGTATCATTATGAATGTACTTATCCCCACTGCCGTAAACCAGGGATGATTGACTTGTCTAAGACAGACAAGAAAACAGATAATGAATACTTCCCTCCTTTAAATGAACCAAATATAATGACTTATTTGGATAAGGATTGGGTTGCACCACAGTCATCTTATAAGGATGCAATGGTAAAGTCCATGACTGACTTAGGTAAGTTGGGTGCTATTTTTATTGGGTATAATGTTAAGTATGGAAATGCTATAGGTACGTTAAAGGATGTACCTGATGATCAGAAGTTAGAAACACCTGTAGCAGAAAATCTAATGGCAGGTTTGGCTATTGGTATGTCATTTGAAGGATTTTTACCAGTCCTTTATTATGAAAGACATGACTTTATGATGGTTGCTGCTGATGCTATTGTAAATCATATTGATAAGATAGAAAGAATATCTCATGGTGAGTTTAAATGTCCTGTTATTATTAGAGCAGTTACTGCTGATGCTGGACCTTTCTATTCTGGCATTACTCATTCTCAAGACTTTACAAGTCTGTTTAGAACAGCAGTTAGTTTCCCTGTTTTAGATCCTGTTAATGGTGCAGGTGTTACTGCTTGTTTCCTTGCTGCTCGAAGGAGTGGTAAACCTTGTATGATTATTGAGAGAAAATCTAGGTACTGATGGATAAAAGAATTCTTGTCATAGGGGATAGTTGTATAGACATATATTCTTATTGTAAGTCTACTAGACTAGCTCCTGATAAACCTGTTCCAGTATTGGAAGTAATTGAGACAATAGAGACGCCAGGAATGGCGTTTAATGTCTTTAATAACGCATTATCATTATCAAATAATCCTAAGGGGATAGATCTACTTACTAATCCTAATTACCAAGAGGTAACTAAGAATAGATATGTGGATAAGTTTAGTAATCATATGTTTTTAAGAGTGGATTCTTCTACTCCAGTTGAAAGATTGATTAGAAAGGAAATTGAGAAGGAGTATGATACTGTTATCATCTCAGATTATGATAAAGGATTTTTAACTACTGATGATATACAGTACATATGTACTCATCATCCACAAGTATTTCTTGATACTAAAAAGGTCTTAGGGAACTGGGCAAATGCTGCTAGGTTTATTAAGATTAATAATCATGAGTATGAAAGGTCAAAAGAATATTTTCAGAACGTAGGAGTAGTTGATAAGGTTATTCAAACTATGGGTGGTAATGGGTGTTGTTATAATGGTAAAGTATATCCAGTAGAAGAACTGGATGTTATGGATGTTTCTGGAGCAGGAGATACTTTTATGGCAGCTCTTGCAGTTAAGTATACTGAGACAGAAGATATGATATTGAGTATAGGATTTGCTAATCAATGTTCATCTCATGTTGTTAAGAAAAAGGGGACTACTGTAGCATGATTATTCTTACAGGTAATAATGGTTTTATTGGTAAAGCATTTGAAAATAGACTTGATCCAGAAAATCTTTATAGAATTGAATCTGGAGGTGCTTTTAAATTCTTAGAAGAGTATGAAGATTGGGATAAGGTAGAACTTATAATTCATCAAGGTGCAATATCTAGTACCATTGAAACTGATGTAGAAAAGATATACAAATATAATATTGATTTCTCTATTAAACTTTTTGAGAAAGCGATTGAATATAAGATACCAGTTAAGTATGCTTCATCAGCATCAGTGTATGGTAAGATGTTAACTGGTATAATAAATCCTCTTAATTTTTATGCACTATCAAAGGTGACTGTTGATTATTGGGTTCAGGATCACATTGATGAATTTAAATCAGTTCAAGGATTTAGATATTTTAATGTGTATGGAAAAGGAGAAGATCATAAAGGAAACCAAGCAAGTCCAGTACAAAAATTTACTGAACAGATTAAAGAGACTGGTAAGTTAAAGTTATTTGAAGGATCAGATAAGTTCCAGAGAGATTTTATATGTGTGGATGATGTGGTAGAGGTTGTTCTTTATAATAATAGACCATCTGGGATTTATGATTTAGGAACAAGTAAACCAATATCATTCCAAGAGGTTGCAGAATTAATTGCTACCAAGTATAATGGTGAGATAGAGTATATACCATTTCCTGATCACTTAGAAGGTAAGTATCAAGCATATACCTGTGCTGATATGGATTGGTTAAAGTTAGGTGAGTTACCTTATCAATTCAAAACTGTTGAGGATTATGTCGAAAATTATTTGGACTAATGGATGTTTTGATCTATTACATCCAGGTCATATTGAACTCTTTAAAATTGGTAAGTCTTTAGGGGATAAACTTATAATTGGTTTAGACTCAGATGAAAAAGTTAGAAGAGATAAAGGTCAGGATAGACCTATAAATACTTTTCAGGATAGAAAAATTCTACTAGAATCCATTAAGTATATTGATGTTGTGGTAGGGTTTGATACCAGAAAGGAGTTAGAAAATTTAATTGAATTGTATAACCCTGATATTCTAATTGATGGAGGTGAGTGGAGACATGATGGAGTGGGCAGAGAGTATGCGAAAGAAACTAGATTCTTCGACAGAATTGGCGGATATAGTTCGACCAAGACCATTGAAAGGTGCGCAAATGCAAGCAAGTGATCCTATAAAATTTGTTTCCAAAGGATGGGGATATGAGAAATGGATTGCTAATGGACCTGAGTACTGTGGCAAGTTACTTTTTATCGCTAAAGGTAAGAAGTGTTCTTGGCATTATCATGTATTAAAGGATGAAGTTTTCTATATCCAGAGCGGAGCTATAGAACTAGTTTATAGTACTGGTGATGATAAGAGTAAAGGTACTATAGAAGTATTGGGGCAGGGTGATAAGTTTCATATGCCACGTGGAACCAGGCATCAGATGTTTGCTTTACAGGATACAGAATTATTTGAGTTCTCTACTCAACATTCTGACGCAGATAGTCATAGAGTGGAGCCAGGAGATTAATGTATTACGCTTCATGCCCACTCAGAGTATCATTATTTGGTGGTTCTAGTGATAACCCATATTACGTAGAGAAGTATGGATATGGTTCTGTTATTAGTTTTACTTGTGATTTAAAAACCTATGTAACTATTAGTCAAGATAAGATAGGTTTTAACAAACAAAAAGGTAAGTATCTTATTAATTATTCTAAGAGAGAAGAGGTTGATAAGATAGAAGATATTAAGAATGAGGTAGTGAGAACTGTTCTAGAATATTTTAAGATGCCACCAGTTCAGGTGACCCTTACTAGTGATGCTTATTCTCAAGGAAGTGGATTAGCATCTTCCTCTTCTTATACTATTAGTCTTATTAAAGCTTGTTGTTTATTTCTTAGCATATCAATAAAAGAGCATGACATATGCAAACTCGCATACAAACTTGAAAGGACGTACAACCCGTACTGTGGGTATCAAGACCCGTATGGTTGCGGTATGGGAGGTTTTAAAAGGATTGAGTTTATGGGTAATAACCGTATTAAATATGAGTATCTACCTACTGACGTATTTAATCATTACGATACTCACCTTGTGTTTACTGGTGTTACAAGGAATTCGAAGAAGATCCTCAAGAACATCACGGAAAACTTAGATAAGGTTAGACCTGTTTTAGATACACTTGAACATGCTTATAAGACTTTAATTGATAAACAATATAAAGAGTTCTTAGGACATATGAAAACAAGTTGGATTAAGAAGAAGGAGACCAGTGATTCTATTACAGAGAATAAAAAGATTAAAAAGATAGATAATGACTTAGAGAATAATGGAAGTGTTGTAGCACATAAACTTTGTGGTGCTGGTAATGGAGGATTCTTTCTTACATTTTCTAAAAAGAATTCCTTGACAATACCTTATAGTACTATTAGAATACATGCAGTGCCTGATGGAGTAAAGGGTGAATCCATTTAATGAGTATGTAGAGGCTTTACAAAGTGCTCATATGGGAAATGAGTTTGAGAAGTTTAAGGAAGCCTTTGATGTCCATGATAGAGTAATTATCTTAGGGAATGGTGGAAGTAGTTCTGTTGCTTCTCATATCTCTCAGGATTATATGAAGTTTCAGGGAAAGAAAGTTTCTATTCTTTCTGATCCTTCTATGCTTACTATGCTGACTAATGATTATGGTTATGAAAATGCCTATCAGAAGTTTTTAGATTATTATGTAGAGAAAGATACCTTAGTTATATTGATGAGTTCTGGTGGAGAGTCTGAGAATATTCTCAATTGTCTGACTTGGTGTGAAGAGAATAGTGTTGATTATGGCATCTTGACTGGATTCTCACCTGATAATAGAATAAGAACTAGGGCAACTAATGCTATATGGAATTACTATATTAATAGTGAAGACTATGGTGTGGTAGAATGTGTACATCAAATCTTCTTACATGGGGTAGTATGAGATATTGTTTTGATATAGACGATACTATATGTGATACTCCAAAATTGGAGGATGGTAGACCAGGTTATCTGAAGGCTACTCCTATTCCTTTTATGGTAGATCAGGTCAATCGTCTTTATGATGAGGGACATTATATTATTCTAATGTCTGCAAGAGGAAGAGGGTCTGGTATAGACCAAACAAAATTGACAATGGAGCAGTTGGAACGTTGGGGTGTTAAGTATCATGAAATTGAACCTATGTTCCATAAACCTAATGCTGATCTTTTTATAGATGATAAAGGTATTAATGTAGAAGAATGGAAGAAGACACAACCTCTTAAGAGGGGTATTGTTGCTGGAGCATTTGATGTTATTCATCCTGGATATATTAGGATGTTTAAGGATGCTAAGAAGCATTGTAATCATCTTACAATTGCACTTCATGAGGATCCTTCTATGGCAAGACCTCATAAATTAAAACCAATACAAACTGTAGAAGAAAGAAAAGAAATATTACGTGCTATTAAATACGTGGATGATGTAGTAGTATATCAAGCAGAGGACACATTCTTATCTTATTTGGAGGATTATGAAATTCGGTTTTTGGGTTCAGATTATTTGGACGGTAGCTATACTGGTAAAGATATTGCCATTGATATTGTCTGGTTAGGTAGAGATGATCATAATTATTCTAGTACAAAAATGAAAACTGATATTTACAATAGTGTCAGAGAGGCTAAATTTATAGGAGTAAATTATGACTAAGACAGTAAGTTTAGTAACAGGAGCAGCAGGTTTTATTGGTTCTAATCTTGTAGATTATCTACTAGAGATGGATCATCAGGTTATCTGTGTTGATAATGAGAGTGCTGACAATGAAAAGTTTCATTGGAATGGTACTACCATTAATGTGGAAGGAGATATAACTGATTATAAGTTTATGAGGAATGTGTTCAACAAGGTTGATTATGTTTTTCATTTAGCAGCAGAGTCAAGACTTCAACCTGCTATCCAGAATCCTATTGAAGCAGTACATAAGAATTGTGTAGGTACTGCCACTATGCTTCAGTGTGCTAGAGAAGCAGAAGTAAAGAGATTCATTTATTCTTCTACATCTTCTGGGTATGGTAATAATCCTTGGCCTAATACAGAGGATCAACCTGATGATTGTTTGAATCCTTACTCAGCCTCTAAGGTTGCAGGTGAGAAGTTCTGTAAGATGTATTATAACTTGTATGGTCTTGAGACAGTTGTATTAAGGTACTTTAATGTCTTTGGTCATAGGTCTCCTACTAGGGGTCAGTATGCTCCTGTGATAGGGATATTCAGGAGACAGAGGGATGCAGGTGAACCCCTTACACTTGTTGGTGATGGGTCTCAGAAAAGAGATTTTGTTCATGTAGAAGATGTTGCTAGAGCCAATTATCTTGCATCGATGCTTCCTCTTAAAAGAGATGGTTATGATTATACTGGTGAAGTTTTTAATGTAGGTAGTGGTAAGAATTATTCTATTAAAGAGATTGCTGATGCTATTTCAGATAATCAAGTTAATATTCCTAGGAGAGATGGTGAAATGGAAACCACCCTTGCTGACATAAGTAAGATAGGATCTGTCATAGGATGGCAACCAAAAATTGATGTACTAGATTGGGTTCATGGACAGAAATAAAGCATTACATAAACTCAAGAATTTTGGTCCACTTTATTATCTTAATTTAGATGGACAACCAGAAAGAAAAGAGTACATGGAAGACCAGATGAAGTACTGGGAGATAGAAGATTACACACGTATCTCTGCATATGATGGTAGAGATGATGACCTTAGTGATATTCTTAAAGGAAGATACCCAGATAATATGACTCCTGCTGAGATAGGATGCACTACTTCTCATCTTAAGGCTATTAAACATTTCTATGAAGAGACTGATAAACCTTATGCAATTATGATGGAAGATGATTGTAGTTTGGATTTAGTTAGATTTTGGAATTTTAGTTGGAATGATTTTATTCGTAAGGCTCCTTATGATTATGATGTAATTCAGATTGCTATTATTTGTACGGGGGATATTAATTTAAAGATTCATAAGAGATTTGTGAATGAATTTTCTACTGCTTGTTATGTTATTAGTAGGCATCATGCAGAAAAGATGGTGAGATTGCATTGTAGGGGAGACAAATATAAATTAGATCAAGATGTAAGACCTAGGGCAGTTGCTGATGATTTGCTTTATAATTCTGGTAATACTTATGCTGTTCCCCTTCTTCTTTATAGAGTTGAATTAGGTTCTGCTATTCATCCAGAACATATGGATGTTTTTCATAAACCGAATTATGAAGCTCAGTTTAATTTCTGGAGTCAAGCTGGTGCTCAGACAACTATAGACCAAATAATGGACTTTGATCCATTCCTAGGGCGTATGGTTGAGTCATCACACTAAGGGTAGTGTTGACAAAGAAATAGTTTAGTGATAAACTATTGTTACAACTGGCACACTGTAACATTGTGCCAGTCTTGTATAAATACCTATACATAACAAAGGCCCGAAAGATCGTACCCTGCGTAAATGTTATAGAGAGTCCCACGTCGAGGGGTTCTAACATCCGCAGGTTTTTTATTACTTGCGAGACATAAAAAAATCAATCATGTCAATCAAATCAACAATCGCAGCACTAGCTGCATCACCTTTCCTTTTCGCTGGAGCCGCTTTTGCTGGTCCTTACGTGAATGTAGAAAGCAATCTTTCATATCCTGATGGAGATTACTCCAAAGCAACTACAGATCTTCACATAGGTTACGAAGGTTCTCTTAGTGAGTCTGCTGACTTCTATGCACAGATCGGACCTGCTTTCGAAGCAGTTGACGGAACAGATGGAACCAATACTGAGTTCTCTGGTAAAGTTGGAGTTAGTGTTGCTGCTACTGATTCTCTTGGAATCTATGGCGAACTATCTGGTATCACTGATGAAGCTTCCAATGGCGATGACGAAATCGACTGGGGCGTTAAGCTTGGTGGTAAGTTCGTATTCTGATCTCTAATCAGATAACCTCTAAGACCTCCTGCATTGCAGGGGGTCTTTTTTTATGATATAATTAGTATGTCTGGTAATTACCTATGAAATTCGAAGATTACTACAAAGAATTTTGTGAAGTCTTTGGACACCCCTTGTGGTGTTTACCTATGTTTGGTCTTTGTTTCCTTTTGATGGTAGAAGTAATGCATACCAATTATCATGCTGACGCTAATTCAGATGCACATGGATTTTGTGGAAGACAAGAGTGGGTAAAAGACCTACAACGCTTTAAAGAAAACAACGCATACTAAACATGAAGGAAGAATTATTAGAACTCTTGAAGAAGTTTTCTTACAAGAAGGGTGAGTATACTCTTTCTTCAGGAAAGACTAGTGATCATTACGTAAATTGTAAACCTGTTACCTTATCCGGAAGGGGATTAACTCTTTCTAGTTTATTAATGTTGAAGGAAGTTGAAACTAAAGTTGTAGCAGGTTTAACTTTAGGTGCTGACCCTTTAGTGAGTGGGGTTGCCTTAGTCTCTGCTTTAGATAGTAGGATAGTTAATGGATTGATAGTAAGGAAAGAAGCAAAGGGTCATGGTACAAAAGCATGGATAGAAGGTTTAGAACTGCCAGCAGGAACTCCTGTGACTGTCTTAGAGGATGTAATTACCACAGGTGGTTCTGCTATTAAGGCAGTTAAAAGATTACGTGATGCTGGATATAAAGTTGATAGAGTAGTTGCTCTTATCGATAGGCAAGAGAATGGTGAAGCTGATACTGCTATGAAGGTTGCAGGATTAGAACTAAGAAGTTTATTTAAGTTGGATGAGTTATGCGAATGAATAATCAAACCAAGTTAGTATTTGCGCTAGAACATACTGCACATCTGCATGACTTGATAGAGGAGAATGAATATGAAGAGCATCTCAAGGAGCATCTTATAGCATTAGAGACTGAGTTAGAGAGGCAGTTAGGTAATGAAATAGCAAGAAAGGTCAGGAAATAGGTATAAACCACTAGACAAGATTTAATCTTTGCTATATAATATTGTAATGTTACTTAACAAAACTTAAATGACTGTTACAACAGAAGATGGCGGACGTCAGAACATGTTTGCCAAAGAGCCTCAGGTAGAGGTTATGGATCAAGACTACGCAACATCAGCAGAACTTGCTAATGGACGTTGGGCAATGATAGGTTTCGTTGCAGCAATAGGTGCTTATGTTACTACGGGGCAAATAATTCCAGGAATCTTTTAATGACTACCTCATCGATGAAGAGTCCCAATAGGAATCTCCTATGGGCTCTTGGTGATATGGGAATTGCTTGGATCATTGGTATGACCGCAATAGAATTTCATCATCAGTATCTTCATAATCCAGCAGTACATTCTTTCTTTCAGTCACAAGGAATATTCCTTTTCTGAAAATTGTTACAATTCTAAATACTTATTCATATCTTTTATCTTTAAATCAAAACAAATGGGTGAACTCCAAGCAGCAACAGAAGCAGTATCACCAATCTGGGCATTCGTATACCCCTTTATTCCTGTAATTATATTACTAGGGTTTTGGGCAGCTGCTGGTGGCGGATTCAATGATGATGACGATGATGATTTTGGTGGAGGTAAGGGTGTGAGAATTATGGAACCAGTCCCAGTACCAACAGGAGCATAATGTATCAAGTTTTATTTTTAGTAGCCTTAGCAGCAACCGCTTACACTAATGGATTATCATTTGTGATGCAATGAGTTTTCTACAACATTGCACAATGGGAATGTTTTTAACTGTGGTTATAGGCGGTAGTATAGCAATATTAGTAACTATCTTCACATTAGATCAGAGAGGACAATGACTAAGGTATTAATGAGTCCTTATAGGGACTTGATAGAATTTGGATTCTTTGTTACAATAGGAGTAACTGCTGGATCCTTTGGATTAATTTAAATTTAAGAGGAGCTATATAAGAATAGTTACTCTTATTTTTATGGCCCAAGAAGTAAAGGAAGAGATTAAAAAAGAGGATCATAAAGAGGAGAAGAAGAAAGGATTTTTACAAAAAGCAAAAGAAGCTATACTTCCTGATGCTGATGAACAAGCAGCAATCATTTCCACAATGGTGCGAATCGGTGTACTTGTGTGGTCCGGCGGAATATTAACATTAAATTATGTTACGATCCCAGGAATGGTACAGCAGAAAATCGATCCAACATTTATAGCTTCGGTTTTTACCGGAGTTCTTGCTAGCTTTGGAATTCAGACAGCATCTAAGAAGGGTGATGGAACAATGAAGATGGATAAGGCTGCTCAAGCTGCTGCTAATGGTGGTAATGGAGGTGGTAATGGTGGAACAGTTCAGACAATTAGAATTGAACAAATGCCACTTAAGATTATTGCTGCTGACATCCCTGCAAAACTTGATCCAAAGAAAGATACAGAACCCACTGCATAAAATAGAGGTTATATTATGAAAAAATTGATTGGACTTAGTTTAGGAACCTTAATAGGTATATCTCATATTGGGATGATAGGAATGATTGCCAGAAAGGAGTCATTCCCTAAACTAAATTTACCTATTGGTGAGTATACATCTTATCAAGTAACTGCAAATAAGGAAGGATATACTATAAGTTATAGAGCACATGACCCTAGAGTATTAGTAAAATCTGAGCATGTTGATAGACCTGCAGGGTTCTTAGGGTTGGGTAAAAAGAGAGCATCACAACATGAGCAATATTACGTCTCTCCATCGCAATCAGATTCTGGTGGATTAAGTCCACAGGATGTTGCTTGTATTAAGAAGCAAGGTAGTGGAGAAGGAACAGGAAGATTAGTAGGTGGTGGTCTTGGTACTGCTGCTGTTACTCAAACTGGTATGGCATCTATTCCTGTGATTGGATGGGTACTTGCTGGTGCTACTACTATGATGGGTATGGATCAAGGAGCAGAGATAGGTGGACAGATGGCTAAAGATCTTGCTAAAGAATGTAAAGATGAAGAAGACATTAAGTGAGTAAATAATTATTCATAACTCTTTAATTTTTTATGTACATCGTTTACGAAGAACATATTGAAACCTTACAAATTGAGAATGAAGAGTTGAAGCAAGAACTTCTAACTCTCAGGCAAAGGTTGAAGTATTACAAAAAAAAGGAAAACTCTTATGAAACAGATCTCTCAGTGGATTAAAACGCATTTACCAAGGTGGCTAAATTTGAGTCATGATAAACCTTGGGATCATTCCACTATTAGAGATTCAGAAAATAAAGAGGGTAGACAAGAAGAGAAGAAAGATATATAATAAAGTTATCTGATTGAATAAAAAATGGCATCATATACTGTAACATTACAATCTTCTGATGGTTCAGAAGAATCATTTGATTGTGGTGATGAAACTTATATTTTAGAAGCATTAGAAGAAGCAGGTATAGATCATCCATCTTCTTGTAGAGCAGGTGCTTGTTCTTCTTGTGCAATGAAATTAGTTGAAGGCACCGTTGACCAATCAGAGCAATCTTTTCTAGATGAAGATCAATTAGAAGGAGGATTTGTTCTTACCTGTGTAGCTTATCCAGAGTCTGATGTCACATTATTAACAGAACAAGAGGAGGAACTCTACTAATGGGAATAAAATCTAAAGCAAAAGGAGCATTCGATACAGTTGTTGATTGGGATCGTAGATTAGCAAGAAAGTTTCAAGATAAGTTTAACTTGACAGATTATCAGATGCTTGTGGTATCATTTACTAAGGGATTCATTATAGGAGCTATTATTTTATAGTAATGACAAAGACCTATCACATCTACTTGAATGATAAATGTTTATTCAAAGAATTGAATGAAGATGAATTCGATGTTGTATGGGGTAGACTTTATCATTCTTATTACAGAGAAGAATTAACCTACTCTGAGATAATTAATGAAGAGGGACAAGGTGTATTATTTGAGGCCAGTTATTAATGGAACTAAATGATACTAATGTTAATGAAGTTTTAGATGAGATACGTCCATATGTTGAAATGGATGGAGGGTATCTTGAGTTTGTTGCAATAG